GTAAGTTATGAGCTTAACTAAAAAATTATTTCCTGCTGGAGCAGCAGGTGACCCATCATTTAATATAGTAACTTGGACTGGAGATGGTAGTTCAAGGTCAGTTACTGGTGTAGGTTTTCAACCTGATTGGGTAGTAATAAGAAGTAGAACTCAAAGTGGTAGTTTTACAGGCTCTACTTTTCATTATAATAGCACATCAGGAGCTAGATGGAGATATAGGTTTAATTTAAGCAATAAACCACAAGATGAGCCAAATGATTATTTAGATACTTTTGATTCTGATGGTTTTACTGTTTATTCAGTTCATAATGAATCATCACAAGATTATGTAGCTTGGTGTTGGAAGTTCAATGGAGGAACTACATCTACAAATACAAACTGTTTAACTGATTCAACTGTTCAGGTAAATGAACTTTATAATATGTCACTTATTCAAACTGATGATAGTTTGGGTTCTCCAGGTACTTTTGGACACGGATTATCAACAACACCGACATTTAACATATATGTAGAATATCCTGGTGGTGGAAATGAAAACACTAATGCTTATACTACTGCTGTTGATGGAGGACACGATTCATTTAGTTTTACTGGAGCATCTTTTTATGATGATGGCATTAGTCTTGCTGCACCAACTTCTACTTGTTTATCAGGAGGTGCTTATAAGAGCTATACCGCTTGGTCATTTGCCGATTCTGACATATCGAAAATAGGAACATATACAGGTACAGGAAGTAGTGGTATAAGTGTAACAACAGGATTTGCAACAAATTTTGTTATGATTAGGTCTACATCTTCTGAAAATGTAGTGGTAATAGATTCAGTTAGGGGTACGGAAAGTTTATATTGGAGTGCAATAAACGCAAGAGGTACTAGTTCTTCAGATTGGGAAATAGTTTTTGGCTCTAATGGTTTTACAGTAAATGGAACTGACCAAGCAATAAATAGTAATAATGTAAAGTTTTTGTATGTAGCATTTTCAATTAATGTATAAAATGAAATAAAATGGAAGGGTTTAAACCAACAATAATAGGATTAGGAGTTTATATAGTGAGTATGACACAAATAAATGAAGCACTACAAGCACTTTTAATAATAGCTACTTTGGTTTATACAATTATCAAGACAATACAACTTTTAGATAAATTCAATAAAAAATAAATTATGGTAAGAATATTTGAATGGTTAGCACAGCAATTTAGAACATTTAACAATTGGTTTAAGACCAGTTGGAATAACATTATTAAGGAACTATTATTTAAAACAGGTCTATAAAAACTATTATTTAAAAATTAATTATATTTGTAGTATAAAAATTATAAGCTATGGCAAGTACAATATTTAACGGAACTAATTTATTATTAAAAGTAATTACAGATGGTGGAACATTAGCAACAATAGGACATACAACTTCGTGTTCTGTATCTTTTACAAACGATATGGCAGATGCAACTACAAAAGATTCAGCAGGATTTTCTGAAGTTATTCCTGCAGTTAGAAGTGCGGAAATATCTTTTGATGGTTTAGTTGATTATACTGATGCTGCAGGTGGTGATGAATTAGCAGGATATCTATTAGCTAGAACAAAGGTTGATTTCTCATTTGGAACTGCTGCGACTGGTGATACTGTATACACAGGGGAAGGATATATTTCTTCAGCTGAAATAAGTGGTGCAATGGAAGAAGCAGTTACTTATTCAGGAACAATAACTGTTACAGGCGCTATTACAACAAGTGTTAACTAACACATTACATTAAACATTTGATTTATTATGTGTAATTGTTATATTTGTTATTATAAATTATTCTAAATGACAAAACAAAGAGGATATTACACACTAGAAATTGGTGGTAAAAAAAGAACTCTCCATTTTAGTATGAACTTTTGGGCAAATTTTACAGATTTGCTTAATATATCATTAGCTGAAATTGGAGATGTTTTTTCTGATGGTATTTCAATAAAAGGATTAAGAACATTAATTTATAGTGGTCTATTAGCTTATGACCAAGAGAATAAAAAAGAAATAGATTATGATGAGTTTGATATTGGTAATTGGTTGGAAGATATTGAAGCAGCAGAAATCGAAAAAATAGTTGTTGCAATGACTGAATCAAAAATATTAGGTAATTCTTTAAATGGAGGTTTAGAAAGAAATCCTAAAGATTTAAAAAAAAAATAGCAGATAAACTTTCTTGGGATGATATAACTGATTTTTATATTGGTTATGTAGGTGTTAATCCAAATGAATTTTGGGCTAATACTTTTAAAGAAAATATCCTTATTTCTGAATCATTTTTTATTAAAAACAATTTAGAGTGGGAACACACGCGTTTTGTTGGTTCAATGATACATAATGTCAACTGCTCAAAGAAAAGCCAAATGGTAAAGCCTGAAGACCTTATAAAGCTACCTCAAGATAAAGTAAAAAAACAACTACCTAAAACTACACGAGAAGAATTTGAAAGTTATGCTAAACTAGTTAATAGTAAGTTGAATAAAAAATAGTTATTTTTGTACTATGGCAGAATCAAATTTCCCCTTAAAAGTCAATTTAATAGGTAATGCAACATCACTAAATACTGCATTAACTGGTGCATCTGCAAGATTACGACAATTTTCATCAAGAGCAAAAGCATTAGGAAGTTCATTAACTACAAGTTTAACTTTACCATTAGCTTTAATTGGTGGTGCATCTGTAAAAATGGCATTGGACTTTGATAAGTCAATGACCAAAATAAAAACATTAGTAGGTGTAGCGAGTGATGAAGTAGATGCAATGGGTGGTGCGGTTAAAAGATTAGCAGTCGATACAGGTGTTAGTGCGAATGATGCTGCAGATGCATTGTTCTTTATTACTTCAGCAGGTTTACGAGGTGCTGATGCTATGAAAGTTTTAGAAGCAGCAACAAAAGCAAGTGCAATTGGATTGGGTGAAGTTAAGACAGTAGCAGATGCGGTTACAAGTGCAGTAAATGCTTATGGTCAAGCAAATTTAAGTGCCGAAAAAGCAACAGATGTTTTAACTGCTGCAGTTCGTGAGGGTAAATTAGAAGCAGATAGTTTAGCACAATCAATGGGTAAAGTATTACCTGTATCATCTCAATTAGGTGTAGGATTTGAAGAAGTCGGTGCAGCATTAGCAGCAATGTCAAGAACAGGTACAGATGCAGCAATGGCAACAACTTCCCTAAGAGGTATTTTATCAGCACTATTAAATCCATCTTCACAAGCTAAAAAAGAATTAAAAAACTTTCATTTAGAAGCAGGAGAATTAAGAAAACAATTAAAAGAAGAAGGTTTATTGTCTGTGCTAAAAACTTTAACAGAAACTTTTGGTGATAATCAAGAAGCAGCAGGTAAAGTGTTTGGTAATGTTAGAGCATTAACAGGTGTTTTAGATTTAATGGGTAATAATGTCGGTACGACTGAACAAATTTTTGCTCGTATGTCAGACACAACAGGAACTTTAAATACTGCATTTACAGAATTAGAAGATGAATTAAGTTTTAAATTTAAAAAATCATTAGAAGCAGTAAGAACTTCTTTTACAGAATTAGGTAAAACTTTAGCAGTTGCAATTTTACCTGCTATACAAAAACTTAGTGGATTTTTAACTACACAAATAAACAAGTTTAACAATTTAGACACCTCAACACAAAATCTTATTTTAACATTAGTAGGAATAACTGCAGCATTAGGACCTGCTATATTAGTTATTTCAGGATTAGCATCAGCATTTGCTTTATTAGCATCACCTGTTGTTTTAGTTTCAGCAGCAGTAGTTGCATTAGTATTAGCTTTCGAACACGTACAAACTAATATACAAATGGTTGGTTTACAAATTGCAAAATTTGCATCAAAAGCAGTTGTTCGTATAGGTACGATTGGTCGTGCAATTAGGTCACTATTTAATAGTGAAACAATTGATGAAGTTTTATCTGGTATGGATATTATGCTTGAAGAAGTAGATAAAAAGTTTGACCCAATGATAGAGGCATTAGACCCATTAGGTGAAAGTATTTTAGAAAAAATAACATCTTCAGTTGGTAGTTTAATGAATGAATTTAAACAAGTAGGTGTGGGTATAGGAGGTGAAATCGGTAAAGGTATAGATGAGTCATTAACTGAATCTGTTGAAAAAACAGTTCCAAAAATATTAGGTAAAGTAGGTGAAGGATTTGGTACAATAAGTCATTTTATAGCATCATCAATGGGAGCAGTAATGTCGCATTTAGAAGAACAACAAGCTAAAGCAGCAGAAATAGCAAGAAGACAAGCAGATATAGTTAGTAATGCAATGGGACAAATAATTAATAGCATTGCAGGTGCAATATCTACTTTATTTGCAGGAGGTGAAATGACAGTTAAAAAATTTGCTTTAGGTGTGTTAAGTATTTTAGGTGATTTAGCTATAAAAATTGGAACAATGGTAGTTTTAGCAAATCTTGCAGTAACAGATATGTTGATTCCAGGTAAAGGATTAGTTGCAGGGTTTGCATTAATTGCAATTGGTGCAGCAATGAAAGGCATTTCTACAAAATTACAAACCGAAGGTGTTAAATTAGATGGTGCATTTGCTAAAGGTGGAATTATAAGTGGTCCTACAGTAGGACTATTAGGAGAATATTCAGGTGCAAGACACAATCCTGAAGTTGTAGCACCTTTAAATAAATTAAAAAGTATGTTGGGAAATAATGGCTCTACAAATATGACTGGAGAGTTTGTTTTGCGAGGTCAAGATTTAGTTATAGCTTTACAAAGAGCAGAAAGAAATAGAAATCGTTTTAAATAATGGCAACTTATAGAACTAAATTTCAATTAACATTTGAAGATGTAAAGGGTAATGCTAGAACAGTTGAAATTTTAAAAAAAAATTATTTTGGACAAATTTATGAAATAATAGGTACTGAAGAACCTGTTGTAATTAAATGGGAAAATGATGATGATTTTTATAATTCTATAATTGGTTCTACTTGTACTCTAAATCTATTAGTTACCGATAGTGATAACTATGATGATTTTATGAACTTTGATGAAAGAGAGTTTAAAGTGAGAGTTAGTTCTGGTTTTGCTGATAGTGGTGATGTTGCCGATATAATATGGAATGAAGAAGAAACATTATTCAATGAAGCGAATAATATTTGGAGTTCACAGGGTGATGTCGATATTTATTGGGAGGGGTTTTTAGTTGCCGACACTTATAGAGAACAATTTATTTCAAAACCTTATGTTTTAACATTAACTGCGATTGATGGTTTGGGAACTTTAGATGCCTTTGATGCTCCTAATGGTGCAATTACATTAGATTCTAACGATAATCCAGAAACATCAGATAGTTCACAATCTAATTATGACACTGCTTTTTATTATATATATAAAATTTTACAAAATTTAGATTTAAACTTTGACATTGCAATACAAAATAAAATAAGAAAAAATTTTAGCGTTGATACTTTAACAATATTTCACGACATCTTTTTAAATGAATTTTCTTTAATGGATAATTTTTCAAAAAAAAATGCAAAAGAAATTTTAGAAAACATTTTAAGAATCACTAATTCAAGAATATATCAAGCTAATGGAACTTGGTATATAACATCAAACACAAATGTATATGATGAGAGAGTTGTACCTGTTATAGTATCTCCTGCACCAGAACCATTTGTACCATCTGTGGTAACTAATGATGCTTCTAGTATAACAGATACATCTATGACTTTAAATGGTGCAATAACTGATGATTTTAACCTATCTATTATTGAAAGAGGTTTTTACTTTGGACCTAGCACTAATTATTTAAATAATACAAAAACTCCAGAGGGAGGAACTACTGTTTCTGCTTTTACAGCAAGTCAAACATCTTTAACTGCTGCAACTACTTATTACATAACTGCATACGCTACTAATTCAGCAGGAGAAGGTGTCGGTGTTACAAAAACTGCAATAACTACAGGAAGCCCTCCAGAACCACCTACACCTACATTTAATTGTTTGATTGCAGGATTAAATATTAATGATGGTAATGTTGGAGAAAATGTAACAGGAACTACAGTATATGGTACAATAAATTCAATTAGCCCTAGCACTTATCAAAATGGTAATACAGTTTATACTGCAACAATAGCAGTGCCATCTGGATATTCAAATACAGGCTCAACAATTAATTGTACTGATAGTGCTACAGGAACTATACCATTATTTACTTGTAGCATTGCTAATGTTTCTGTTCCTAATGGAGTAACAGGTCAAACTGTTACCGCAACACTTGACGAGGGAACAGTTAGTTCTATAACACCATCAACATATCAATCTGGTACAAATACTTATACAGTTAGGGTTAATGTCCCATCAGGGTATTCTAATACTGGCTCAAGTATAAATTGTACTGACACTGCAACTGGTACAACTGTTTTACCAACATTTACTTGTACTGATGCAAGTTTATCAATACCTAATGGATTTATAGGAGCAACTGTAACAGGAACTGTTAGCGAGGGTACTATAACAAGTTTTTCTCCATCTACATATCAATCAGGAAGTCAAACATATACTGCAGCTATAACAGTTCCAAGTGGTTATTCAAATTCAGGTTCTAGTATTAATTGTACTGATATTGCAACTGGAATTTCTACAACTTTAGCACCTTCGACAACAACAACCTTAACACCTACAACAACAACAACAATCGGTGGAGCAGTATTTAATAATGATGCTACAATAGCTACAAGTATTACAAACGTGAGTATGACTTTAAATGCTAATATAACTTCAAATGG